CGCTACGAAACGGTAATTTTGTTCGGAAACCTTCGGGTTCCGTCCAGAGCAAAGTTATCTATATTTCCCTAATGGGATAGAAACACTCATGGCAGGATAGAGAAACTCTATCATTGTCATGAAATCAGCGAAAAGTCCGAGTTCCTCGGACCCGCTTTGAAAGACACAAACCTCATCGATTTTTGTGTCTATGAACTGCCTCATGTTGAGGGAGTCTATTTGAGACCTAATCTCTTCTACTGAAGTAGGTAGGTCTATTTCTATATGAATGTCTATGACAGATTCATATATTTTCCAGATGTTCCAGTACTTTTTAGTCCATGGGACATCTTTTGGCTCAGGTACATTTTGGATATCCAAAGAAGACTTTCTAAGTCTTTGTACCCTTGAGATGAGATTTTCAATAGTGTAAATCCCATCTATCTGAAGTTCTTCCACAAAGTGGGTAAACTTCTTCCCCTTTGGGAGGACTTGGTCCACCCTAGGGAGCTGGCTGACGATTAACGATATAAGATCGTGTTCGTCAGAATCATCAAAATATCTAATATTTTGATTAAATCTACTTAGGACCCTAAGTTCCCAAATAGATGCAACACCTTGTTTTAACCTTGTGAGGAAAACTTGGTGAATTAAAGGAAGCTTCGGTAGAACCGAAATAACTTCCTCATCAGATATGGCTAGACCAAGTCCGCCTAATATCTGTGGTAGGAGGGAAACTCTAAAGAGTTTCACCTCCGTATGCTGTGAAGGTAATAACCTATTCATCCTCCACAGAAACCTATCCCGGATACTACGTTTGTAGTTATCCGTAGGATAGTACTGGAAAGCCTTACCTAAGGCAAGGGCTTTCCCCACGGCAACATTCAGCTCGTTACGAGCCTCATGTGCCTTTGTGTGAGGACATAAAAGTTTAGCTTTTATGTTATCACAATAAACTGTCTTCTCGTAAGTTTCCTTATTGAAGACAGCAGTCCAATTTTTAAAATCTACATTATGTAGATAAAATGGGACCTGAAGGTATTTACCACCATAGGTGGAATAACCTTGTTTAGAGTGGTCGATTATAAAACCCGACCGCTCAATGTAATCCATGACCTGGTTGATATAATCAACCGGTCCATGGACGAGATGGTCATCTCCTCCAATATGGAAGAGATACCAGTTAGGAAGAGGATTTGGGTAATAACCCAAAAACCTCCTCAGAGTTTCAGCCCGCATAGCGGACATATATAAGGTGAGAAATGACTTAGTCATAGGCTCACCCATCAGTACTGACCTTTTAGCAAGTACTGTAGTTCCGTCGGAACAGAGACAAAGCCTCTGTCCAACGGCGAGATCTATTGCCATAGACACTAGATCAGATTTGATGTTTAGACCTTCACAGAAGGAATACATCATTGAAGATGCAAGATCCTTAGGAAATGCATCTGTGCAGGACGTCATATCTGAAAACAGAAAGACGTCCTTATTTTTACGATGCAAGACCTCGCTCAGCGAGATGAATGCATCCCAAGATGGAGAAGCCCTGTATAAACAGGGCTGTCCATCATAATCACCCTTGAGGTATTCCTGAAAGGAATGACCAAAAGGTGCTTGATATACTTGGGACCACCATGGTCCCATGGATATCGTTCTAACCTTTCCACCGGTTTCGGGGATAGGTTCTACTCGGACCGGGAGCGGAAGCCCCGATTCGAGATGTTCTTTTACATTGCAATAAGCAATGTAAAATATCTGAGTTGCAAAGTCGGCATCTAGTCCGACTCTGCTTGAAAATGGAAGAGTAGGAAATACTAAGTATTTCTCTGCTTCCATAAAACCGTCTTCTGGATTATCAATATGAAAATCCGGATGACGGAACCAGGTCTTCCATCTTGGAACACCTTTCTTTTCCCTTAGGACCCCGAAAGGGGTCTTTTCTTCAGAATCATCTGAAGGAAGGGACATTAGGAGAGGACGGATTTCATCCATCATCTCCTTGGCTTTGCCCCCGTCCTTGACGGAAGCAAATAATGATCCTGCTTGATTGGCGCTAAAGTGCCAATAAGCAGTTTTTATGGTTCGGTCGCTTAGGTGACCGATTCTCCTAGCCTGATAGGCTAGGCCATTTATGATGTCAGTGGGAGTTTTATACTCCTCACTGACAAGTGATTTAAAGTTGTCTAACGACTCCTTTAAATCTTGCTTTGCGGGTAGCCCTCGGCTACTCGTAAAGCTTAATAAACGTTCGAAGGGGATCTTCCCCTTCTTATGGTAAGATTGGAAGAAATTGCATTTTTGCAAAATCGTCCAAAAGAAGTTATTAGGAGAGATCTTCTGATCTTTCCTAGTAACCATAGTACAGGCTTGTAGGTAAAACCTATTCTGTACCTCTTTCCACCACTTGATTAATAAATCAGGGTTGGTGGCTCCTACGGAGAAATGTGCTCTGCACATATCTCTTAATTCTGGCCTGTACAACTCAAGGTTTTCAGGACCAGCTAAAATAAAGCAGTCAATAATTGACTGCCAAATCTGTTCAATATGTATCAATTCTTTGATACTTCTTGAACTTAAAACCTCTGATATGCCTATCGGCATACCAAGGTCACACGAGAACATCTTCCTTAGGAGAGATGTTCTTGTGACATGGGAAAAGCAACCCTTAGGGGTTACCTTTCCCTTCCCCCGGATATCCAAAATGGATTTCTGGGGACAGAGAAGTATCCCATTCGGTCCATAGGACGGAATGAGACACTTCCAGACTCTGGTCGGAGGACCTGAAGGAACCCTAGGGTTACCTTCTTGGATCACTC